AGCAAATCATGCGCTTGACCTTGGTGAGATTGCTCATCGCCGGAATACTGCGCCGCACCAAACTCAATCAGCTTATCGGCGGTACGCAGCCGGGGACGCGGGGCCGAGGCAAAGCCTTCGCGTGAGCCGTGCATCTTGACCAGCTCGTCTGATAGCGCGGATAGGTCAGCATATCGGCGGCGCATAATCAGGCTGCGCTCGTGTTCGCATAGCGCAAGACCGCAGATCAAGGCCGACTTGCCACCACCAGCTTGCCCGCCATACAGCAGTATGTCGGCCTCACTCAGATAGGCTTCAGTTTGCGGCCCCGGATTTGGAACAAATTTACGACGGGGAAGTTTTTTATCATATTCCGCCAGCTTTTCAGGCGGAAGAGCAGACAGGCGCTCTATCAGTTCATCAAGAGCGCCCGTCCCCATGTTGGCTTAGGCGTTGGTCAGAGCCGAAGAAATAACAAGACGGCCAGTCGGCAGGAGTAGGGCAAGATAAGCGGCCTCTGTGCCGGTGTCAGTCCACGTCAGGTCAATATCGCCGTCGGCTTCGCTGATGAGGGTAAACGCCTTCTTGGCAACCAGCGTAGCAAGGATCGCCCCGTCCGTGCCAATGGCAATGCCGGTCGAACCGCCAGTGGTTGCGATGGCGTCGCCGTTGGCATCGGCCAGAACAAAGGCTTGAACCACAGTGCGATCCGCAACATCTTTACCGTTGCTGTCTTTGAGCTGGATAGTGATAGCGCGGGCATTTGAGATTTCGGAACCGACCACGATTGTGGCGTCAGTGCAGATAGGCGTTGCGGTGATGGTGTTGGCTACCAGATTGCCAGTCGCGGCAATACCAAGGCGGCGACCGTGCAGAGTCGTGAGGGCTTCAGGCATTCTACTTCGCTTTCCTCCGGTTAGCCCGGATGTTGGTTTTGTTAAAACAGGTTAAGGTTAATCTTTTTTCCCCGGCTTGGCAACGTCGAAAAGAATCTCCCGCGCCAGCTCCTCGGCGGTGCGTACCTCGTGCTGCACCGGGCCGCCCTCTGGGCCGCTATGTTCCTGCTTGATTGTCTCAGCCCATCGTGCGCGGGTCTTGAGCCAGAAGATCATGCTCGTGGTGTCACCATCGAGTGCCTTCTTGTAGAGCCGTTCGGCAATCTTGCTGTTTGCTTTTGCGATTGCCGTATCAAGCTCATCTCGATAATGGGTCTTTATCGTCGAGAGACTTACGCCGAGAACTGCGGCAATGTCGCCCTGCGTGACGCCATAAGCAGTCATCGCCTCGACCATTTTGGCGTTCTGCTCGGTGCGGACGTGGTCGATGCCTTTGGTCATGCTCCGAACTCCGCGCCAGTCTCAGCGTGGGTCGCCTTTTTGCCCGTGAACTCCTGCCAGCGCTTCACGATCACGTCACAGTATTTGGGGTCGAGTTCCATGCTGCGATTGATACGCCCGGTCTTTTCACTTGCGATTAACATCCACCCAGAACCTCCGAACGGTTCAAATGTAATGGCGCCGTTATTGGATGAATTTAAGATTGCTCTCTCTGCAAGTTCTACTGGTTTAGTTGTTGGGTGAAGTGGGGATGATTTCGGCCTATCACATTTCCACAGGTCTGACTGCTTCCTATCCTTAACAACCCATATTCTTGCTGCATCAGATTTCCACCCATACCACATTGGTTCGTATTGGGTGTGATAGTCTTTCCGCGACATAACAAGCTGGTCTTTTGCCCATATAATCGTTGAAGACCAGTGGAACCCATTATTTCGGAGAGACGCATCAACCGCAGGCCATTCCGATGGCCCCATAACGCAGTAAACAGGGCAACCCGGCATTGTCACTGTGTTTATGCAGGACATGACTCCGTGCAAAAAATCTTCCCACTCTTTGTTTGTTTTGAAGTTATCATTCAAAATCTCACGCGGTTTGTCGTTTTGAGCATTATTTGCAAGGTTTTTACCGTAGGCCACATTCCACGGCGGGTCAGTGACCACAAGGCTAGCCTTCTGCCCGTCCATCAGCTTCTCGACAGCATCAATCGACGTGCTGTCTCCACACATCAAGCGGTGGTCTCCCATAATCCAAATATCACCGAGCCGGGTTACAGGCTCAACCGGAACCTCCGGCACCGCATCTTCATCGGTCAAGCCCTCGACAATCTGCGGAGATAGCGCGGCAATCTCAGCAAGCTCGAACCCGGTCAGCGTCAGGTCAAAACCAAGGCCGTCAAGCTCTGCAAACTCAACCGCCAACATCTCGTTGTCCCACCCGGCATTAAGAGCCAGCTTGTTGTCGGCGATGATGTATGCGCGTTTCTGGGCGTCGCTCCACCCGTCGGCGACAACGCACGGCACATCATCGAGGCCGAGCTTGCGGGCAGCCAATAGGCGACCGTGGCCTGCGATAATGCCCCCATCTGGGTCAATCAGGATCGGATTGGTAAAACCCCATTCGGTGATTGACGCGGCGATCTGCGCCACCTGCGCGTCTGAGTGGGTGCGGCTGTTGCGGGCGTATGGCACTAATTCCGCAGTTTTCCGCGCCGTTACGCTATACGCCGGGTCTTTTATAGTGGTTTTATTAGTCATGCTTAAAAGTTATACCTTAACAATAATCCATGTCAACAGCGCATATCACGCGCAACAATCTTGCGTTGTTTGTCTTGTGATAAATAACACTTGCAGGACGGCCATTGGTCGGGTAGAGTTTAACTCATGGACGCGGTGGCGCGGACACAGACAATGGAGACAGAGATGATCGAAATCGTAAAATCAATCAAAACACAGGTTTCAAAAACAGGATGTGTAAAATCCTCAACTCTGGCGCGAGCTGAAAAATATCTGGCGCAGCACCCGATGAGCGAGTGTACGCCCCTCGGGATGGAAGTTCGCAAATTTATCAATGCCATGAAGGCAGCTTAACAACCGGGGCCAGCCCCACCAACCAACGGAGAGCAAGATGAACGTAAAGCCAAACTTCAAGTCCGAGGCGTTTATGACTGGTGGCGGTGTGTTGCGCCGTGCGGTTACGGTTTACGGGGAAAAGATTTTTGTTCACCCGGCTGAACTTGAATACGCCATGCAGCACGGCAGGAACCTTGTCACCATGTACAAAAAATGCGGGCGGGCCTTGCAGGTAAAGAACGAACCGGGCAGCACTCAGCTTGTCCACGTTGAAAACATTGTAAATTTGGAGGCATAAATGACCATCTCAACTCAAATTCTGAACTGCCTGACTGCGGTGCTTGCGGTTGCGGCGATTGTGTGGGGGGATTGATTATGACCCCGCAAAAACTGCGAAACTACCTACCGCCCGAGACGCTTGCAGAAATGCAACAGCGGGCCAGTGACCAAACCGCAACAGAGTTTAACGGGGCCGGGTGGCTGCTGCTGTCCGAAAACGAGCGCCGCCAGCTCAAAAGGGGGATCTGAAACATGAAAAAGTACACAGAACACCAGATTGCCAACGGGAAAACAGGCGGGAGACTGCCGCACTTTGACGGGAAGTGGTTAACAAACGGCCACTTTTTTATCAGCGTGGAGGAGGATGTTGCAAAGGAAATCCTGAAGAAATCACATGCGAACTTCCCCATGCCGTCAGAATGGTCTGATATGTGCGATGGTTGGATTTCCGGAGGAACCGGCGAAGATTTGACGCAAAATCCGACCGAGGCTGAAAACGTGGTTACGCTTGGTGACGGTGCATTTTTGGCCGGATACGTCGTTTTTTTCGAGGAGCGCGGTTACAAGTTTTCGAAAATGGAACCTATCGCTGGTAATCACGGCGTTAAAATCATTAACAAGTCTGGAGAGGCAGTCGGTGTCCTGCTTGGTTGCTTCTCATGACCCCGCTTGCCCTAAAAAACCTCCGCCTCGGCTCCGGCCTAACGCAGGGCGGGCTTGCGGTGCTGCTGGGCGTCAACGTGCGGACTGTGCAGCACTGGGAGGCTGGGACGCGGGGTATCAGCGAGCCAATGGACAAACTCATCAGGATTACAACGGAAAGGACTGAAAAATGACGGAACTTGTTTACGTGCGCGGATTGCCCGGTAGCGGTAAATCGACATTTTCGAAAAAGATTGCTGATAACCTCGGCCATACTCATGTTGAAGCGGATCAATTTTTCACTGACGGGGATGGAAAATATAATTTTGACTGCGCAAAATTGCCTGATGCACACTGGCGTTGCATGATTGACACGATTAGGAATCTTACTGCCGGGAAATCCGTTGTCGTCGCCAACACAGGGACGACGAGAGAAGAAATTTTCCAATATCGAGAAATTGCGAATAAATGCGGCTCTAATTTTGTCGTTGTGAAAATGACTGGCGACTTTGGAAGCGTTCATAACGTACCTATCGTAACCATCGACCGCATGAAGAGGCGGTGGGAAGACTGGCCGGACGAAATAACGACTGAGCAGTTTTTGACTGGTGGTACGCCCTAGAAGGCCACACAGCCTCACAAGGAAGGCCGCCAGAGGGGTGAAGCCGTGTTTCTGGTGGGGTAGTAGCCAAAACTCCATATTGCTCACCACGGGCGACCTACTACGCGGTTTCCTGCGTCGTCGATTATGCACCCCACAGCCTCACAAGGAAGGCCGCCAGAGGGGTGAAGCCGGGTTATAGCTCCTCATAGAACGGCCCAACCCGCTTATTGAGGCTGTAGGCTGGCTGTGCCTCGGTGCCTACGTCCCTAAATGGGGTATAGCGACTAGCCTCCATTTCCAGCCAAGCCTCGATTTGCTCCCCGCCGTGCGGGTCTGCTATCGCTGTGGTCTTGAGGCTTAAAAGCACATCACAGGCCATGCGAAGCCCATCAGAGCCACGAAGCATCCCGTCGCGGTTTAGCTGTGCTGCTGTAAGAATCCACATTTTCGGCCATTTTTTCGTTACTTCTGCAATCCGTTGAGCAACGCGGGCTTGGAATGCTGCGTCGTTTTCGTTTTTAATCGCGCCTGTCACAAGCTGAAGATAATCGACTACAATTCCATCATATTTTCCTGACGCCCCAGCTTCAGAAAGACGGGCAATCAGCAAGTTTAGATCAACCCCGGGCATATCCTCAAACGATAAACTGAAGTCCCTGTAATTAAGTTCAGCAGCGGCTTTCTTATATTTTTCAAGCATCTCCGGCGAATTTCGCTGCTTTTGGTCAAGGAATGCCAAGGCATTAACATCAACATGGCGGGCTAAAATTCGCTGCATAACTTCCCGCCCGGTCATCTCAAGGCATAGATAAAGCACTTTCCTGCCGTTAATTGTCTGATTATAGGCGATTGTTGCCATAAGAGCGGTTTTACCAGCTTTCATGTAAGCTGAAATTGCGTAAAGCCGTCCAGCGTGAAGCCCTCCTGCCAGTGCAGCGTCAAGCCTCGAAAGGCCGGTTGGGGTGACAATCGCTGGCTTTGATGCTTCTTGCGCGATTTGCTCAATAATCGCCTCGGCTGTAACGGTCGAACCCATGTTTGACTGTGTGGTTTTTTCAACTAATCCAATAAATTCAGCCGCGATTTGGCGGGCAGATACATCTCGCTCAAAAGATTGCGCCTCTGCTTTTAGGCCGTCAGCGGCGGCAACAAGCGCACGGCGAAGTGAAAAATCACGCACGATTTCCGCGTAGTCCGGTGCGGATGCAATCGCTACCGCATTGGCCTCAAGCTGGAAAACGTAAACATCTCCGCCCAACTCTTTTAGGTCTGGATCGTCATTAAAAAACGATTTTATGGTTATTGCGTTAGCGTTTCTCCCGGCATCAGCGGTTTTGCAGATTGCCGAATAAATTTTAGTATGGATTGGATACGCAAAATCATCAGGCCGGATGATGCTGGCGACTTTAACCAGTAGGTTATTTTGGCAAAGCAGAGCGCCTAACAGGTTTTGCTCTACCTCGATGCTGAACAGGTTTTCCATTAAAACACCTCCCTTGATTCGCTGCGACTGGTTTCAACACGTTTACCGTTCTTTGGATTAACCGAGTAGTCTGTTTCATAGCGGTCATCGTTTAGCCATGCTGCCGCGCCTTTGGCGTAGCCGGTTCTAACCTCTTGGCTTTTGGCATATTGCAGGACAGCTAGGTTTATTTTCTCGGCGGATGCCCGCTTGAGTGCCAGCCTGTAGGCTCTCAGTGCCCTGTCTCTGGAGCCTTTTCGCTGGCTGGGGAAGTTTTTCCAGAACAGTTCAAATCCGACAGGCTCGGCCTTGTCATGTTTTGCAGGAGGAGCGACCGGGTTGGCTCCGGCATCTGGCTGATTATTTTCAGGACGGGCTGGCTGATTGGATTGAGCATGGGTGTCTCCTGTTTTTTCCTGGCTTGTGGTTAAGGGATAAGGGTTAAGGGTTAAGGGAGAAGGGTTAAGGCCCGGCTCGTAACAACCTAGGTCGTTGCTTGCCACTACCTTGGTAGTTACTTGTTCAATCCCAGGTATTTCAGACGCTTGTTCTTTTACATGTGGCTTCTGGTGTTTTTTGAAGTTAACTATTTGAATATACTCGTTATTGTTTGCTTCGTAAATATGCAGAAATCCAAGCCTTTCCAGCTCAGACATTAGCTCTTCAATATCGCAATCATCATAAGGAAGGCAGTCAATCTTAATTCTTTTTGGTCGATACTCTAATCTTCCTTCCCTATCGGCAACAGTCCATAGGGATATGAAGAGTAGCCGACCAAGTGGGCTTATTTCTGCCAAAACTTCATTGGTAAAAAAACGAGGCTTAATTAGTCTTGTTCTTGACATATTTCGTTATGCTCCCGGTTGTTTGGCCGCCCCTATACCCACCGGGAGGGGAGGTCGTTTAGGCTTACGGAGGCTCATGACTTCCTCAGCGGCCAGCTTCGATACTACACAAGTTCGCGGAACACGCAACACGGGACTTATAACTTTTCAATATGTTTTTTGGTGTTGCAGAAAGCGCAGCGTTATTAGTTTTATTCGTAAATCGCGCAAAT